GGCCTCAATTTGTTCTTCAGGTTTCATCACATACCCGTGTTCTAGGTAGCGCAGAATGTTGTCAGGTGTCATGGCTGATCCTTGTCTAAAGCATACAGAGCTGTATATAGATGCGGAAGGGTCGTATTGTTAATCAACACACCTTTATCCCCAATGAACCCTATAGGTTTTAATTTAGCTAGATTGTCAGCAGCCTGGCGAAAGGCACAAGGATTAAATTCAGCGTTGCAGCGACCACCGCAAGCCTCTTTAAACAGATGGATATAGTCGGCCTTGTTCATAAACGCAGTCCAAACGGGTTGTGAGCGTGTTTAACAACGAGGTTTTCGTAATTGTCTGAGGATTGTGTAGCAGTCGGTGCTTGTCGAATAGTGACATAAACACAAGGTGAGCCACGCCTACCATCCCCACGTTTCTCAATCTTGTTGTTGCGCTGAAGTTTGGCAAGTTGAGTGTAAATGCTGATCTTTTCAAGGCCACAGTAATCAGCAATATCAACTGTTGTTTTAGGCTCAATGCAATACCGCAATATCTTTTGTTCTGTTGACATATGTTCTCCATAAAAGCATCACATTAAGCCATCTAAACACAATGCACAAGAGGTATTTATCTTAGTGATTACCCGTACTTTTATTATTTGGACAATAGTATTCCCAAGGGTGGATAGCGTGTAGTTTCCCTACGCAGTCCAACTCGATCCATATTGTTTTATAACAGAACAATACCAATCCTACCGGAGTTAATGTTCAATCGATTTAGAGTCTTGTCCCACCGTGTTCTCTAATCTTGTGTAGTCCCCATTTAAGGCTACGTGGCTTGCAGTCGGGTGTAGACCAGCCAATCTTTCTTGAGTACCGGCGATTTAACCGTATTAGATAACGCTCTCTGACGGTTATCAAAAGACAAATAAAAAAGCCGTTTTAGAGTGTATTTTGTTGGCAGACCCTTTCGGGACATTCTCTATCGGCTTCAAGGCGCAAGAGAATCAAAATACACACTAAAACGGCTTACATCGTCTGCCAAGACAACAATGCAATTCTGCCACCGTCTTTCCGATGTGTCAAGCCCTGAAGCTAGGCTAGTGAAACACGACCCTTATCATTGATGAGTTTCTGCTTGCTAAAGGCTTAATCAGTCTATCGTAAGTCAGGCCAAATTTGTGACCAGTTAGGAATTTCTTTTCTTGACCATTTGCCTGCTGATTTCTTTTCAAGCTCGGTGGCCAGTAACACTAGCTTGTCACCAGGCAAACCATTGTTGCGCCATTGCGACACAGCTGGTGGACTGACACGGCAAAGCTTGGCTACAGCAAATGTGCCACCTAATGTTTGGATGATTTCTGTTGTATTCATGTTAGATAGCTTAACAGATGAGGTTTTGTATGTGTTGACTTATCTGTTTAGATACCTTAATATCTATCTACTGACATACCCGTCAGGACAACATACAGGTGCATAAATGAAAGAACTAGCAAAAGCATTAGTCACGGCGCAGGCAGCAATGTCACACGCAGCCAAAGATAGTAAAAATCCCCATTTTAAATCTGCATACTCAAGTCTGGCATCAGTCATCGACGCTGTTAGACCGCATTTGTCTGCAAACGGATTAGCCGTTGTACAAAAGACACACGATGCCGAAGGTGGTGTTTGTGTGGAAACCGTGATTATTCACGAATCAGGTCAAGAAATGTCATTTGGCAAACTGTTTGTGCCTGCAAGCAAACACGACAGTCAGGGTTTCGGTTCAGCTTTGAGCTACGCAAAGAGGTACTCAATCCAAACCGCCATGTGCGTTGCGTCGGCTGACGATGATGGTGAATCTGCCGTTAAATCAGCGCCACCAAAGGTTGAAAAACCCAAAGGCATAGATATGGATGCAACAGTTGACCAAATGGCGGCAGCGGTCAGTTACGAAAGCCTGAAGGACATATTTAGACTGGCTTGGACACAATGCCTGAAAGAACAACAGCCCGTCTTAAAAGCAATGTATGACGGAATCAAAGCAAACTGGGAGAACCAATAATGGCAAACGATCTTAACCGCTGCGAGTTTATTGGGCGCTTGGGCAAAGACCCTGAAGTACGTTACACCGCTGACAGTAATGCAATTTGTAATTTCTCAATTGCGGTTGGTTATAAGACCGCAACGAAAGAAACAACAGAATGGGTCAGGATCACAGCCTTTGGCAAGTTGGCAGGAATATGTGCCGACTACCTAAAAAAAGGCTCACAGGTCTTTATAGCGGGTCGTATGACTACTCGCAAGTGGCAAAACAAAGATGGCGTGGATCAGTACACAACAGAAGTCGTTGCTGACCAAATGCAAATGCTTGGTGGTCGGACGGCTGAAGATGCACCAGCTGCGCCTGCCAAACCCAAGTCTGACGCTTACAGGTCAATCAAAGAGGGGATTGTTGTGCCTCTTGATGAAATGATCGACGATGTGCCGTTCTGATGACTCAGACGGAGGAGGCAATACTTATTTCTTGGCGATTGCAGCAATGGTACGAAGGCATGGTTTTAGACGCTAGAGCCATGCAAGACCTACAGGATGCAATCGAGATGCTTAAAACATTAGCTAAACAGGTGCAAAAATGATTATTAAATCAGCAGACTCAGAATCAGGCCATTGGTACGCAGCTGACGGTTCACCAGCGTATAAGATCATTGGCAAGAACGGCAAAGAACGCAACACAACGGTTCGTGACGCACGAGAACTTGGATTAAAGCCTAGCGTGACAACCGTGTTGGGATTGGTTGCCAAGCCTGGCTTATCCAACTGGCTGCAACAACAAGTATTACTAGCGGCTTTGACGTTGCCACGCATTGCTGGCGAAACAGAGGAAAACTGGCTAGAACGGGTAATGTCTGACAGCAAGAGTACGGGCCGTGACGCTATGGATCGTGGCACTCAAATGCATGGGGTGCTTGAGCGTTTTTACCGTGGCGAACAAGACGATTACCCTGTTTATGTTAATCAGGTTGATGCGTCAATCAGAATCCACTTTGGGCATGACCAGACTTGGGAGGCAGAACGCTCATTTGCGTATGAAGGGTTTGGCGGCAAAGTTGATTTGATTGCTGAAAACATCGTGATCGACTTTAAGAGCAAAGACAAGCTCGACAAGGTTGTGCCATATCACGAACAACTGATGCAACTGGCGGCTTACCGTGTCGGCCTTGGCAAACCAACAGCCAGATGCGCCAATGTGTTTTTTACTGCTGAAGGTGATGTGAAACTAATTGAACATTCAGAGGATGATCTAGCCTCTGCATGGGATTGCTTTCAGTATTTACTTGCGTTCTACAAGCGTAAAAACAACTTATAATAAATTGTCGGTGTTGTTCACTCCTTGTTCCATCGACCGCCCCGTAAATGGGGCGTTTTGTTGTAAAAATCCAAATAAATCAAAAATAATTACAAAAACTAGGGTAAACACCTATGAAATTACTGTTTAGATAGCTTAATATTAGTCATGGCAATTAGCCATACACACCACGATAAAGGTACATAAAATGAGCAAATTGATTCGTAATTTTTTAGCATACCCATCAGATGAAGCACGAGCAAGATTGCAAAAGTATTTAACAAGACACCCAATGGCTGTTTGTTTGGCTACCCCAGAAGAAAATCAAATTCTTAAACAACATGGGTTTAAGGGGTAAGCCATGAAATACTCATACATTCAAATGACAGACGAAGGTAAACGCCAGCTGATGCGTGAACTTAGCCGTGAGCTGACCGACAAAAAGATTGCAGAGCTTATGGATCAATTTGCTGATGGCGTAAAAACAGATAGCAATGGCGAACCGTACATTAAGATTGATCGTGACGAGGTGTTGATGTGTGCTGTGCCAATGTACACACATTTTATTGACGTTAACCACATTGAAACCGTCACCGCTAACGAGGAGGGCAGCGATGAATAAGCGTAACTGGCCTTACGGCACAGACATGAGCGAACCTAATTGGACAGGTCGCACGACTCGCCAAATGCGTGATTACAAACGATCTGATGACCGCATACCGCCAGTTGCGTGGGTAATTGGACTAATCGGCTTGGCGTTAGTGTTTGGTTTCTTTCCACTTTTATCATTGGTGATGCTATGAACCAAGTCGCTCGCAACACCGATCCGTCAACCAGTTGGGTGGCAGCTGACTCTGCGAAGGCTCTAGCGGCTCAACACGCCACGATCATCATTCAAGCCTTAGTCAGGTATGGGGCAATGGGGAAAGACGGTATAGCCACGATTACGGGACTCGATGGCAACCAAGTCGCTAGGCGGCTTAGTGAGCTACAACGCAACCATGAAATACTGCTAACTGGGCGCAACGTGCAAAGCAAGTCAGGTCGAGCAGAACGAGAATGGAAAGTTATGCCAAAACAAATGGACTTAATCTGATGCCATACGCAAAAGAAACAACACAACAAACCATCGAATTTGAAGATGCTCAACACCCTATTTGGAGTGAATGGGTTGATATGCCTGAGTTTGTGCAAGAAAAACAAGATGGGTACGCAAAAATCATTGTGCGTGTAAGAAATCAAGAAGATTTGGAGGCATTAGCAAAGGTTTTAAATCAACCTTTAACGCCTAAAACTAAAGCTGCATGGTTTCCTGCATTGGTGCGTGGTATCCATTCAAACAAAAGGTATGTGGATGAATCCTGATTACCCTGTGTACATCATTTCAAAAGGAAGATGGGATACACGATTGACTAGCAAGGCATTAGAACGCATGAATGTACCGTATCACATCGTTATAGAACCGCAGGAATATGATAATTACGCAGCTGTAATTGATCCAAAAAAAATACTTGTTTTACCTTTTAGCAATCTTGGTCAAGGCTCAATTCCTGCAAGAAATTGGGTTTGGGAACATTCAATAAGCATTGGCGCACTCAAACATTGGATACTCGATGACAATATTGAGAACTTTCATCGTCTTAACAGGAACATCAAACCAATTGCTTTAACTGGTGCAATTTTTAAAGCGGCAGAAGATTTTATTGATCGTTATGAAAACGTACCAATATCAGGTTTTAATTATTATATGTTTTGTAAAGCCTCTGACAATGTTCCACCTTTTGTTTTAAATACCCGTATTTATTCTTGTATTTTGATTCAAAACGACATACCTCACAGATGGCGTGGTAAGTACAACGAAGATACAGATTTGTCATTGCGTGTTTTAAAAGATGGTTATTGCACAATTCAATTTAATGCGTTTCTTGCTGGCAAAGTATCAACGCAGCGGTTGAAGGGCGGCAATACAGATGAACTGTATAAAAACGGGACATTGGAAAAATCACAAGTATTGGCAGATTGGCATCCAGACGTTGCAAGAGTTATTTGGAAATTTGGTAGATGGCATCATCAAGTTGACTATAGAAAATTTCGACGCAACAAACTTATAAAAAAACCCAATCTTGTAATACCTAATCAAATAAATGAATATGGCATGAAGTTAATCGAGGTAAACTCATGAGTTACATAATCGGCAACTTACCGCCAATTAAGTGTTTTGTGCGGCGAGAGTATCTGTACAACTTTGAGAAAGGTCACGGTGAGATTGAGCCTGCCATTTGGGTAAGCATCAAAGCAATCCGTGGGCAAGTGTTTCGCATTGAAAGCCTGTTGCCACGGTACGGTGCTTTGTACGACAAATTACCTATCCAAGCCTACGTTTGGAATACTAAACATGGCGATTTAGATTTTGACATTCTGCAACTATGGGATTGCATGGGTTACAGGTTTACCGTGCATGAAAAAATTGGTTTGCGTAATCTTGGGGTCAAATTTTTAGGTAAAGACAAAGAATGGCACTTTGGCAAATACTTGTTTACCGTAGACTTTTGTGCTGACGGGATGGATGTAGATACAGGATTTACTGAAGTCGCTGAAGAACACAAATCATTTAATTTTATTCGGCTAGATAATGGTCAGTTTGCAGCGCAGCCTAATAACCGTTGCCTTTGGTACGACCAGTCGTTAATACCGGCTAAGACGGACTTTCCTGATTTCCAAGCATCACGCCACATCTGGACTGTTGACGGGTCACGCAAATGGGCAGTAGGTGACGATTGGTTCTATGACATTGGGGAACGGCATGAGTGAATACAGCCCACACCCAGCAATTGAATACATTTGGGACAATGCGCCAGCATATGCTAAAGCAAAGGGTGAACTGGCACAATTAGAGGCGTTTAAGTCAAGCCTTAAAGCTATCTTAATGAAAGAATCGGGCGAAACTAGCATTGGAGGTCAAGAGCGAGAGGCTTATGCTCACCCAAAGTATCAAACCCATTGTGATGCAATTGGGGCAGCAACTGAGCAAGCCGAGTTGCTTAAATGGCGCATGATGAGCGCACAAATGAGGTTTGATGCCTGGCGCACCGAGCAGGCCAGTAACCGACAAATTGAGAAATTAACGAAATGAGCCACGAATTACTAAAACAGGTAGCTGCAATAACAAATAAGAAAACCACAAAACTATCAGCAACTGAAGTTTTAGAACTTCAAATATGCGCTTCAGTCTTAGACTTTATTGACGATGTTGGCAGCGTAGAAGAACTTAGGGCAAAAGTTAATACCTTTTTAAAGGGTAAAAAATGATCGACTATTCTGAAAGCCTAATTAAAATCACATTACTTGTCAGACAATATCGCAAACTTGTCTTAAAAGGACAATTTGACGCTGCTGCTGACGTTGCTGTGGATATGCAAATTGCAGTTGTTGATCTGCAAGAATGGTCGGAGGCTCAATGTATAGAAACCCAAAACTCTTAGTTGCTTGCCGCCAGCTGCCGTGCCAACTTTGCGAAACCGAAGATGGAACTGTGGTTGCGGCCCACTCAAACCAATTGGCTGATGGTAAGGGGAAGGGAATCAAAGCATCAGATTACAGGGTTGCGGCACTATGCTTTAGTTGCCACATGGATCTCGATCAGGGTAATAAACTGACCAAAGACCAACGCAGGGAGTTTTGGGAAATGGCGCACCGACGCACGATTGGCGAGCTGTTTGAGCGCAATTTGATTAAATGCTAGCCACGCTGCAACTTCCCTTGCCACCGTCAGTAAACGCTTACTGGCGCAATTTCCATGGCAGAACAATACTTTCTAAAGCCGCTAGGGAATATAAACAAACGGTCAAAGAATACGTTTTAATTAACAAAATCCCGTATTTTGGCGATGCCAGACTTCAAGCAATCATCACAATATTCCCTAAAGACCGTAGAAAGCAAGACTTAGATAACAGACTCAAAAGTTTGCTAGATTCTTTAGGCAACGCAGGCGTGTTTGACGATGACAGCCAGTTTGACAAGATTGAGATAGCCAGGGGAGTGATTAAAACTGGCGGTGGTTGTACAATAATTTTAGCTACTCTGTGAGGTCAATATGAAAGAACTAGACGCAGCATCAAGGTTACTAATGGTTTTGCTGCACTCAGCGACCATTGCCCATGTATTGCATTGGAAAACGCCTAGTTACTCAATTCACAAGGCTTTAGGTAAATATTACAAGCAAATACCTGATTTAGTTGATATTCTTGCAGAAAGTCTATTTGGCAAGTATTCTACGATTACGGACTTTGAAGATCATTTTATGATGGAGGATTCACCTCTTCAATACATGACTGAGATTCAAGATTACGTCACAAGTCAGCGTAAACTTATTGCCCAAGATTCAGAGATTCAAAACGCTGTCGATTCAGTTATGGATTTATTAAACACTACAGTGTATAAACTGCGTCAATTTAGTGAAGAATAAATTAATTTAAAAGGAAAACATTATGCCTAACAGTAAAGCAATTGGTGTCGCATACTCTGACCCACAACTAGATTCATACCAAGTTGGTAGCTCTAATGATCCGATTGCCATTACATCGGCAAGTATTCTAAACGGCTCTTATGCTACGACTTCAGCATCATCAGGTGATACCCGTTTGAACTATAGCCGTTTAGCGTTCACCTCAACTGGCTCTGGCGAAACTAGCCGTGTGTTTTCAACAGTAACTGGTGTTGGCGCAGCAGCTGGTGGCACTATTAACGGCGAACACGTTAGTATGTCAGTCAATGGCGCAGGCACAATTAGCGGTGCGGGTAACGCACTTCGTGCAACCATTGGCGGTACATCAACGAACCCAGGCGGCACTTTGGCAGCTATTCAGGCTGACTCAAACTTTGCAAGCGGTGGCACTTGGTCAAACACTTCATTTCTGCGTTTTACAAACAGCGGAACTGGTGCTGTAGCTTATCTAGCCAATGTACCGACAACTGGTAGCGGTCTTTTAATGGCCCCGCACACCACGCAAGTAATGACTGATTCAATTCGGATCATCATGGCAGACGGATCGGTTCGTTACATCATGTGTACAACATCGTCTGCTAACCGTACTGGCGGCGCATAATTGATTAGTAAAGAGTTTTTGTTATCTGAAATCTCTGACTTAGAGGCTGAATCACATAAGGCGCAAACCTTTTTGATTCAGGCTCAAGCTACTATTGCAGCGTACAAAATGTTGATACATAAGCTAGAAGAATCGCAAATTGAGGAATAAATGAATTTACGTCCATTGAAAGACAAAATCGTAATTGAACCCTTAGAAAGGGTAAAAAGCGAGGTTCTGCAAGTCATTATGGCTGAACGGGACAACATGGGCGTAGTGGTAGCAGCTGGGCCAGACGCAGCAAAGCATTTAAAAGAAGGCGAATTTGTCCGGTATGGCACAATGGGCAAAGATGAGTATCTAAAGTATCAAGAATATTTTGTAGACAACAAACGTTACTTAATTATGTCTTGGCAAGATGTATGTTTTGTTCAATAGGAAATATTTATTGTGCATAAGAAACCTGAACCCAAAAAGAAAGAGCAAAGCGGTAAGATGCCATTGGCGGCGTTAATCATTGCTTTTAAACGTAAAAAGAAATAATGGCTAAGAAATCTGTGTCGTTATCTGTTGGGCGTGGAGAAAAGTTACCTGTCAGCCAAGGCGCAGGATTAACGGCTAAAGGTCGTGCCAAGATGAACGCAGCAACTGGCTCAAATCTAAAAGCACCAGCACCTAATCCTAAGACAGATGCAGATAAAGGTCGCAAAGCATCATTTTGTGCGCGTATGTCGGGAGTTGTAGCGCAGGCGAAAGGGCCAGCGGAACGTGCTAAAGCCTCCCTTAAACGATGGAAATGTTAATCATGGCTACCAAATCAGGCTTATATGCAAACATTCATGCTAAACGTGAGCGCATCGAGAAAGGCAGCAAAGAAAAGATGCGTAAGCCTGGCACAGAAGGCGCACCTACAGCCAAAGCCTTTAAGCTCGCTGCTAAGACTGCTAAGAAATGACTCCAAATATCTATTTACCTTATCCATCGCCACAAACCGTGGATGAGCTAAATGAGGATGTATTAGCGTTACTTAAACAGCCTGGTGTACCGGACAGCCTGATGAACGAATACAATGCTGTGGTTGATAACCCTGAAACACAAGACGATATTGACCAAGAGCAAGCTAACTCTGATTCGATGGCTAACGAATGAGCGATGCAGTTTATATCTATATGTTGTGTGACCCAGTAAACGGTGAACCACGATATGTAGGTAAAACTATCTACCCTAACGATAGATATGTATCTCATATTTTTGAAGCTAAATCTAACAAACAAACATTGAAATGTGATTGGATTAGATCGTTGTTAGAACAAAACAAAAAACCTGTATTTGAAATTATTGATTGTGTTGACCCTAAAGATTGGCAAAACGCAGAAATTAAGTACATTAAAGAATTTAAAGAATTGGGCGCAAACCTTACAAACATAGCAAAAGGTGGCGAAGGTTTTGAGCAAGGATTTAAACAAGACCAATTTTTTATGATGAAGAAATTATTTGGTGGTTGGTATCAAAAAGCGGTAAAAGATAAAGATTTTAAGAAAATGAATAGATTTGCGACATCAATGTTAGGATTGGCAGAACACAAACCTGACTTAGTTCCGAAACGTTGGAAATTTATTCAATTGCCTTAATTTTCATATATTTAGAGGTTGAAACAAATGGGTGCGCCAGCAGGTAATGCTAATGCTGCTAAATCAAGACTGTTTTATGACGCTCTTAGAAAGAATCTTGTGCAAAACCCGCATAGAGTGCAGTTAATTGTAGAAAACCTTATTTCTGCCGCTGAAGAAAACGAGCAATGGGCAATTAAAGAGCTGATAGATCGCATTGATGGCAAACCCATCCAAACAAACACTTTAGAAAATTCTGACGGTTCAGCATTGTTAGCCGGAATTCAAGTAACTTTTATTGCACCCAATGACACTAGCAGCAGCAATAGCTAAAGCCGAGTTTCCTGAGAAACTAAGTTGCCTATTCGATCCCCCACGTTCACGGTATCGGGTTTTATTCGGTGGTCGAGGCGGTGCTAAGTCTTGGGGCGTGGCGAGAGCGCTACTAATCCTAGCAGCCCGTGACCAGTTACGCATACTGTGCGCCCGTGAATACCAGACTTCAATTAAAGATTCGGTGCATAAACTGCTATCGGATCAGATTGCTGACTTGGGATTAGATGGGTTTTACGAGATCACCCAGGCTTCGATCAAGGGTAAAAACGGCTCAGAATTCTTCTTTGTTGGGCTAAAAAACAATATATCTAACGTCAAATCCTTTGAAGGTGTAGACATTTGTTGGGTTGAGGAAGCACAGACGGTATCCAAAACTAGCTGGAACGTGCTGATTCCAACCATTCGCAAAGAACAGTCTGAGATATGGGTGACGTTTAACCCTGAGCTAGAGACTGATGACACATTTCAACGGTTTGTTGCCCATCCACCTAAAGACTGCGTGATCGAAAAGATCAACTGGTCGGACAATCCGTGGTTTCCTGAGACGCTCAGACTTGAGAAAGACGCACTAAAAGAGCGTGACATTGAGTCATACAATACAGTTTGGGAAGGTGTTTGCAGACAAACGGTAGACGGTGCGGTGTTTGCTCGTGAGATGCAGGCAGCTGATCTTGAAGGTCGCATCATGCGAGTGCCTTACGATCCTGCCAAGCCTGTTCATGCGGTGTTTGACTTGGGTTGGGCAGATGCTACGGCTATTTGGTTTATCCAGTTTATCGGCATGGAAATCCATTTGATCCGATACATTGAGGATAACCAGCGCACGATCAGCCATTACTTGTCTGTGATGCAAACATATGGTTATGTCTATGACACGCTATGGTTGCCGCACGATGCACAGAACAAAACACTAGCGGCTAATGGTCGCAGCATTGAGGAAATTGTGCGAGCTGCGGGTTATAAGGTGCAAATTACCTCAAAAGTGCCTGTATCTGATAGCATCAACGCAGCTAGAACGATATTCCCCAAGTGCTACTTTGACCGTGAAGAATGTGCTGAAGGGCTACAATGTCTAAGGCACTATCGTTATGATGTAGACCCAGACACTAAAATGTTTAGTAAAAGTCCGTTGCATGATAATTATTCGCACGGTGCAGACGCATTTCGCTATATTGGCTTAGTGGTAAATGAACCACGCAAGATTAAGAAACAGACAACGTATCAATTACCTGTGAGTTGGATGGGATGATGGACAACGAAAACGACCCACGCATTGCCGATGCAATGAAATTCCTGCGCCTGACCACAGATGCAGATCAATCGAACCGTAGCGAAGCGTTAGAAGATTTGAAGTTTGCCTCTGGCGATCAATGGCCTACCGAGATTCAGAACAGTCGCAACCTTGAAGCTCGCCCATGTCTGACAATTAACAAGATTGATCCGTACATTCGACAGGTTACGAATCAACAGCGGCAAGCTCGCCCACGCATCAAGGTTCATGGCACAAACACTAGCTCTAACGAGAAATTAGCGGAAATCCTGACAGGCGTGATCCGTCACATCGAGGTTAACTCAGACGCAGATCAAGCCTACGATACAGCGTTTGATTACTCTGTACGCATGGGTTGGGGCTACTTTCGGGTAATTACTGATTACATCCGTGACGATTCATTCGACCAAGAGATTTACATTCGCCCGATTGATAACCCGTTTACTGTCTATTTCGACCCTAATTCGATCCTACCTGATGGTTCTGACGCTGATCGTTGCTTAATTACAACAGTCATTGAAAAGAAAATATTTCAGGAAATGTATCCGGATGCCGATTTAGGCAGCTTTACATACCGTGGAACTGGTGACGATTCCGCTGAATGGATTATGAAGGATGATATTCGCATAGCCGAATACTTTTACACAGAGCGTAAGGCGGCAAAGCTAGTCCAGTTGTCAGACGGTACATCTGTTTACAAGGATGAGCTGCCCGATCAAGCAATCCTAGCAATGGCAGGAATCACGATTGTTAGCGAACGTGAGTCAATGCGTAAGCAGATCAAGTGGTGCAAGTTGACCGCTATGGAGGTGCTTGAGGAAAGTGATTGGCCTGGCAAATACATCCCGATCGTTCCGGTTTACGGGCAGCAGCTGGTCATCGAGTCGAAGCGTAAAAAATACGGTTTGGTGCGTAATGCTAAAGACCCACAACGGATGCTTAACTTTTGGCAAACGTCTATTACTGAGTCTGTCGCACTCGCCCCTAAAGCTAAATGGCTTATGGCAGAGGGTCAAGATGAGGGGCATGAGATGGAATGGGCATCGGCTAACATCAAGTCAAGTCCTGTGCTGCGATACAAGCAAAAAGACATTGAAGGTGTGCCTGCTCAACCACCAACACGCCTACAGCCTGAACCACCACCTGCGGGAATCTTGGCGGCAAGTGCGTCAATCAATAACGATTTACAAGCTGTATTAGGTATCTTTGACCCAAATCAAATGCCTAGCGGCAACCTATCGGGCAAAGCTATTAATGGTCAGCAGCAGCAAATTGATCTGACTAACTTTCATTATTTCGATAATCTGACACGTTCAATTCGTTACGCAGGCAAGATCCTGCTCGATCTGATCCCTAAGATATACGATCACGAACGAGTGATGAGGATCATTGGCTACGATAATCAACCTGAATTAGTGGTGCTGAATCAACGTACCGTTGACGATGCAGGCGTGACTAAGATTCTCAATGACGTAACGGTGGGCGAATATGACGTTGTGATGGAGACTGGCCCAGGCTACAACTCTAAGCGTCAAGAGGCTGTTGCCAATATGATGCCATTACTCGCTGCAAGCCCAGACTTAATGAAAGTGGCAGGGGACTTGATCTTTAGAAACATGGACTTCCCTGGCGCAGACATTATTGCTGATCGTTTAGCAGCGTCAAACCCATTGGCGAACGTTGACGAGAAATCAGACATTCCGCCACAAGTGCAGATGCAACTAGCGCAGTCTAAGCAAATGATGGAACAAATGCAGCAGCAAATGCAGCAGATGGATATGATTATTAAGAGCCGAGCTGATGTTGTTGCAATGCAACAAGAAGGTGAAACCAAACGTAAGTTAATGGATGTTACGTCTAGGGCGCACAATACCGAGACAATTAACGAAGCAAAAGTTAATCAGAATATTATGAATTCGATGGTTTCGCAAAACAAAGCTGAACTGGAAGCCATGACCAAGTTAATGCTTGCTCGCATGGATACTAACCAGTTACAGGCAGAGATTGCTAAACGTGACGCTGAAACACAGAGAATGTACGCATTTTCTGAGGGCGAGATTCACACAGAAACTAGCCCATTCATACAACGTTGACATTTAATATATTTGGATTATTATTAGC